AGAACCGCCGGCGGGCGTGTTCAAATCGAAGCTGGCGTATTTCCGCGATGTGCGGGACGGCGTGATCGAAGACCCGGCCAGCCTTGGCGTGCTGTATGAATGGCCCGAGGCGCTGATCGAGGCGGAAGCCTACCTCGAGCCGGACAATTTCTATGTGACGAACCCGAGCCTCGGCCGATCGGTGCAGGTGGACTTCCTGACCCGCAAGCTGGCGATGGCGCAGACCGGGGACGGTGACGAATCGCTGCAGGTGTTTCTGGCGAAGCACCTGAACGTGGAAATCGGCATGCGCCTGCGCCGGGATCGGTGGGCGGGCGTGGATATCTGGCCGCAGAATGCCATTCCCGGCCTGACGTTGGAAAGCCTGCTGGCGCGCTGCGAAGTCGCGGTGGTCGGGATTGACGGCGGCGGGCGTGACGATCTGTTCGGCTTGGGCGTGGTGGGGCGTGAGGCTGGCACCGGGCTCTGGCTGGCGTGGGGCCATGCCTGGGCGCAGCTTTGCGCGCTCGAACGGCGCAAGGCGATTGCGCCGATGCTGCAGGGCTTTGCCTCTGACGGGAATTTGACGCTGTGCGCCACTGGCACCGAGCTGGTGGAACAGGTGGCGGCGCTGACAGTGAAGGTGCGCGATAGCGGCAAGATGCCAGCCTCGGGCGGCGTTGGGCTGGATATGGCAAGCATCGGCCCGTTGATCGATGCGCTGGTGGCAGCCGGGTTCGATCCGGGCGACGTAGCGACGGGCCGCGCCGGGCAGATCGTGCCGGTGCGGCAAGGCTGGGGACTGACCAGCGCGGTTTACACGACGGAATTCAAGCTGGGCGACGGCATGCTGCTGCATGACGGTTCGGCCATGATGAGCTGGTGCGTTTCCAACGCCCGCGCGACTTTGAAGGGTTCGAACATGCTGATCGACAAGGGCCTGAGCGGGGCCGGCAAGATCGACCCGCTGATCGCGCTGTTCAACGCGGTGAAGCTGATGGAAGCCGGGCCGGTGGCGGCGGCTGCTCAAATCGTTTCGCCCTACGCTTCGCGTGGGCTGGTGGTGATCTGATGAACTGGTTTGACCGCCTGTTTGGTGCGCCGGGTGTGCCTGAGGTGATGGCGGAACCGCAGTGGCGGTTGCCGGTCGCTTCGGGCGGAATGCGCGAATTTCAGGTAGGCAATGTCAATTCGGCTAAGGAACTGGCGGACGCGCTGCGCACTGGGATGACGGGGACGGCCGGGCAGCCGGTGACGATCGATACCGCGCTGCGCGTGGCAACGGTGATGGCCTGCGTTCGGATTCGTTCGGGCGCGGTGGCGAACATGCCGCTGGGGATCAAAGAGCGGGTTGACGAACGCACGCGGCGCAATCGCACCGATCTGCCGGTGTGGCGCGTGCTGAACCGGCGGCCGAACCAGTGGCAGCGCCCGGCCGAGTTCAAGCGGATGATGGAAGCGCATGTGCAGCTGCGCGGTAATGGTTATGCCAAGAAGATTTACGGGGTTGGGAACAAGCTGCTCGCCCTGATCCCGCTGCATCCTGACCGGGTGAAGGTCGACCAGCTGGCGGACATGCAGCTGGTCTATACCTTTATTGCGAAGGACGGGCGCACGGTCGTGTTTCCGCAAGAGGAAATCTTTCACCTGCGGGGGCTTTCGCTGGACGGGATCACTGGGCTTTCGCCGTTGACCTACATGCGCGAGGCGATCAGTACCGCGCTGGCGATGGAGCACCACGGTGCGACGGTGTTCGGCCAGGGCGCAAATGTTTCGGGCGCGTTCAAGCTGCCGGCAGGGCGCACGCTGACGGTGGAGCAGTCCGACGCTTTGCGGGCGCAGCTCGATCAGTACCGCAGCGGCGGTTCGCGCGACGGTAAAGTCATCGTCCTGGAAGACGGGCTGGAATTCCAGCAGATGGCGCTGACCGCCGAGGACGCCCAATGGCTGCAAAGCCGGGAGTTTTCGCGGATCGATATTTGCATGTTTTACGGCGTTATGCCGCACCTGATCGGCATCACCAGCGGCAACACGCAGCTGGGCAGCAGCATCGAATCGCAAGGGCAGAGCTTCCTGACCTACACGCTGGAAGACAGCTTGGTGGCTTGGGAAGAGGCCATCGGGGCCGAGTGCCTCGATTGGGCGAGCAACGATCTTTACGCCCGGTTCAACCGCAACGCCATAGTGCGAGCGGATCTGAAGAGCCGGTGGGAAGCTTATGTAAAAGGCCTGCAGTGGGGCGTCTATAGCCCGAACCAGGTGCTGCAGATGGAAGACGAGAACCCGCGCGACGGGGGCGATGTCTACTATGATCCGCCGAACACTGCCGGAACGCCTGGTGGAAACGGCTCAGGAGGAAACAGCAATGTCGCTGCGTGAACTGCCGCAGGCCCGCGCGCCGCAGCGGCCCAAGAATTTCCAGTGGGATGCGCCTTCTGATGTGCTTTCGAACTGGGCCGAGCAGCCGATGGCCGCCGCCGAAGATGGTGATTCCAGCACCATCACGATCTACGATGTGATTGGCGAAGACTGGTGGAGTGGCGGTGGGTTCACGCTGAAACGCGCCAGCGCTGCGCTGCGCGCGATCGGCGAAGGCCGCGATGTGACGGTGAACATTAATTCGCCCGGCGGCGATATGTTCGAGGGCATCGCCATCTATAACTTGCTGGCAGCGCACAAGAGCAAGGTGACGGTGAACGTGATGGGCTTGGCGGCCAGCGCGGCCAGCATCATCGCTATGGCCGGGGACGAAATCCTGATGGGCGAAGGCGCGCAGCTGATGATCCACAATTCGTGGGGCATGGTGGTGGGCAATCGCCACGATCTGGCAGCGGCATCGGAAACCTTTGCCGGGTTCGACCAGTCGCTGGCCGATATCTATCACGCCCGCACCGGCATGAAGAAGGCCGAGATCGAAAAGTTGATGGACGGCGAAACCTTCATGCGCCCGGAAGACGCAATCGCGCGCGGCTTTGCCGATGGCAAGGCAGCAGCAACGAGCGGCGAAACTGCGGCGCGAAACCAGATGGACCGGGGGCTTATGGCCCGCCGCCAGACCGAAGCGGCGCTCGCACGCGCCGGATTTTCCCGCAGCGATCGTCAGCAGATGCTCGCTCACCTCGGGGGCCAGCGTGATGCAATTCCCGGGGAAACCACCGCCGCGCGCGATGCAGGCAACGTAAACGAAGGCCTTCGGGCCATTATCGATACCTTCAAAGTCTGAAAGGACATCCCATGAAGAACAGCAGCTCTGCCCCGCGCGTGCGCGGGATCGTTTCCGCGCGCGCTGATGGCAATATCAGCGCCACGCTGAATGAACTGAACACCACCTTTGCGGCGTTCCGCGAAGCCAATGATCGCCGCCTTGGCGAGCTTGAGCGCGGGCGCGGCGATGTCGTCACCGCCGAACAGGTCGAGCGCATCAACGCCTCGGTCACCGAGCTGACCACCACGGTCAACGCCCAGCGCGAAACGATCGATGCCCTGCGCATCGGCGGCGGTGCTGGCGGCGATCCGGCCATCTCGGCTGATCAGCGCGCCTATTCGCAGGCGTTCAACACCTATTTTCGGCGCGGGCGCGGGGAAGACGAACTGGGCGCGCTGGCGGCGCGTGCGGCGCTTTCCACGCAGGTCGATCCGGACGGCGGCTTTGTGGTGCCCGTGGAAATGGACACGCAGATCACCCGCGTGCTCAGCACCGTCTCGGCGATGCGCGGCATTGCCCGCGTGATCGCCACGGCAACCGGCAGCTACAAGGCGCTGGTAAGCCAAGGCGGCGCGGCGGCAGGCTGGGTGGGTGAAGAAGCAGCTCGCCCCGGCACGGCTGAGGCGCGGCTTGCCGAAATCACCACGTTTGTCGGTGAAATCTATGCCAACCCTTCGGCCACGCAGACGCTGCTGGACGACGCAAACGTAGACATCGCGGCTTGGCTGGCGGCGGAAGTTGCCACCACCTTCGCCGAGATGGAAGGCGCAGCATTCATCACCGGCAACGGCATCAACCGGCCCAAGGGCTTCCTCGCCTATCCCACTGTGGCCAACGCTTCCTATGCATGGGGCAGCTTGGGCTTCATGGTGACGGGTGCGGCGGCAGCGTTCGCCAGCTCGAACCCGGCAGACGCGATCATCAACTTGTTCTATGCGCTGAAGACAGGTTACCGGAACAACGCAACGTTCATCACCAGCGATGTGGTGATGGGTGCCATCCGGCAGATGAAGGACGGCCAGGGCAACTATCTGTGGGCGCCGCCCACGGTGGACGGTCCGGATACCATTCTGGGCAAGCCGGTGGTGACCGATGACAACATGCCGGCGCTGGGCGCCAATGCCTTCCCGGTGGCGTTCGGTGATTTCAGCCGCGGTTATCTGATCTCAGATCGCAACGGTGCCACTGTGTTGCGCGATCCATTCACCAACAAGCCTTACGTGAACTTCTACACCACGAAGCGCGTTGGCGGCGCGGTGCAGAACTTCGAGGCGATCAAGCTGCTGCGCTGCTCCACCTGATCGATATCGTTACGGGGTGAGCCCGGCCCTTGTCATTTTGGCTGTGCCGGGCCGCCTGCCCTGATTTTCCATCTTCACGAAGGGACATTCCCATGAAGGATCTGCATTCTGGCGTGCGCGTTGCCACGCTTCTCCCGGCCGCGACTTATGCGGCTGACAATACCCCTGTCACCGTTGACACGCTGGGCTTCCAGTCTGCCGAAGTGCTGCTGGCGATCGGCGTTGGCGGCATCACGTTCACCGGCGTAAACCGGGTCGACTTTGTTCTGAGCCACTCGGACGACGACACGACCTACACGCCGGTCACCACGGCCGACATGATCGGGGTGACGATTGCCTCGGGCGGCATCATCCGTTCGCTGATTGCGGCCCATGCTGCCGGTGCGAGCTATCGCTATGGCTACAAGGGCGGGCGCCGCTATCTGCGCCTTCTGGCCGATTTCAGCGGCACGCACGCCACCGGCACGCCGATGGCAGGCACTCTGCTGCTGGGCGATCCGGAAGTTGCGCCGGTGGCAAACCAGGCCTGATCGCATCTGGCCGATTGAAGGAAAGGGGCGGGCCGCGTGCTCGCCCCTTTTTCGTTGGAGGACACCTTGGGGCTGAAACTCATCACGGCGGCGAGCGCTGGCGCGGTGACGCTGGATGCTGTCAAGGCGCACTGCAGCATCGAATCCAGCGATTGGGATTCGATGATCGGCGGCTTCATTCTAGCCGCGACGGCGATGGCGCAGGATTTTACGGGGCGGGCCTTTGGCGCGCAGACGTGGGAACTGGCGCTGGACGATTTTGCCGACGAAATGGAACTGCCGCGCGGGCCAGTGACGGGAATCACCTCGATCACCTATCTCGACACCAACCGCGCCACGCAGACGCTTTCCAGCGCCATCTATATCGCCGATCTGGTGAGCGATCCGCAGCGCATCGTGCGCGATCCGGATGCCAGCTGGCCCGATACAGACGATGTGCCGAACGCGGTGACTATCCGCTTTGCGACCGGCTATGCCGCTGCGCCTTTTGCGGTGCAGCAGGCGGTGCTGATGACAGTAGCGAACTGGTTTCAGGACCGCTCGAGCGCAACAATCCCGCCCGGCGCGCTGGCGCTGCTGCGGCCTTTCCGCGTGATCCGAGTGTGATGCGCGCAGCTTTCTTCCCCATGATCCGGAGCTGATGACATGGCTGATGTTTCAATCACGGCAGCGAACGTAATCGCTGGCCCAAACGCTGTTTCGAACGTTGGCACGGCCGGCGTGGCGATCACGGCGGGCCAGGTGGTGGCGCTCGACACTACCACCAGCACGATAAGGCTGTGCGACGTAAACAGCGCCAGCGCGTGGCAGCGCCTGCCTCTGGGCATTGCTCTAAACGGCGCAGCCGCCGGTCAACCGGTGAGTTATCAGACGGGCGGCGATATCACGGCAGGGGGCACGCTGATTACCGGGGCGCCCTATTTTGCCTCAGGGACGGCAGGCGGCATCCGCCCGGCAGCAGACAACACCACGGGTGACTATCCTGCACTGATCGGGATGGCTGTCAGCACCTCGGCGCTTAGGATTCAGATCAACGCGCCTGGCGTAATTATCTAATGATCGACGCAGGCCAACGACAGTACCGCATCAGCTTCGAGCGGAACAATGCTGGGCGGTCTGCGATGGGCGGGCCTTCTGCGCCGAGCTGGCAGGTACTGTTTACCCGGTTTGCCAATGTGCGTTGGGGATCAAGCGCAGAGCGGCGGGCGGCGGCGGGGGAGCAGGCTATTCAGAGCGGCACCTTCCGGGTGCTGGCAGACAACCAGACGCGCGGCTTGCGGCATACCGACCGGATCGTGTTCGATGGGCTGAGCTGGGATATCACCAGCATCGCCCCCATCGGCGGCCCTGCCCCGCGCGAAATCGAATTCACCGCAACAGCAAGCAGGGACTGACTATGGCGCGGATCGAGTTCACCGGCGGGCGCGAGCTTGATGCGGCGCTGCGGGCGCTTTCCACCCGGGAAGCGCAGCGCGCGGGGCGCAAGGCTCTGCGCGGCGCTGGCAATCAGTTCTTGCGCGTGGTTCGGGCTGCGGCGCCCGTTGACAAGGGCAAGCTGAAGAAGGCGCTGCGGCTGCGGATCGACCGGGGCCGGTATGACAAGTCACTGCTGTCGGCGCTGATCTACGCATCAGCATCCGCGAGCCAGTATCGCCCGCGCAAGACGCAGCGGCAGAGCAGGACCAAAGGCAAGCTTGGCCCGGCCCGGTACACCTACCAGGTCGGATCGCGGCCAGACGTGTACGGCATCTTTCAGGAGTTCGGCGCGCCCGGGCACGGCCTGCCCGCTCGGCCGTGGTTTCGCCCGACGTGGCAGCAGAACAAGGCGGCGGTGCTTGACGCGATCGCGCAGGAATTGGGCCGCAGCATTTCGGCGGCGGCACTAGGCCGGCTGACAGACTGATGGGCATGGAAGCGGACCTGGTCACGCTGCTGACCGCGAACGCAGGAATCGGCGCGGTGATCGGCAAGGTGGGCACTGTGCCAACGATCAGCTGGGGCTTGCCGAAGCAAGGCTGGCCGTGGCCCGCGCTGGTGATCAGCATGGTCGATCCCGGCCGAGACTACACCCATTCGGGACCGGACGGCGTCGATGGGCCGCGCGTGCAGTTCGATGCGCTGGCCGAGACGGACGTTGCAGCGACTGCGCTGGCCGATGCGGTGCTTGATGCCGTCGAGGCGGGCGGCACGGTGGGGACGCCGGGCAATGGCCGCAGATTTCACCAGGGCTGGCTGGAAAGCCGCACCACGGTCGATGAAGGCAATCTGGAAGGCGGGCGTCCGCTTTACCGGGTGATGCAGGAATTTGAATTTTACCATCAGGAGATTTAACGATGGCCGGCCAGATCACTTTTGGCGTGGTGTTCAAGATTGGCACCACCGCCACGCCCAGCACCACGCTGGCAGACGTGTTCAACGTTTCCCCCCCGAAACAGACCCGCGATGCGGTGGACATCACCGTTCACGGCAGCGCAGGAGGCGCGATGGAGTTCGTGGCGGATGGCATTTACGATCCGGGCGAACTGACGGTGGAGATGAACTTCATTGCCAACTCGGCCACCGACATTGCCTGTCTGGCGGCGCTGGCATCGGCTTCGAACTACTTCTTCCAGTGGTCGGCCAAGACCAGCACGGGCACGCTGCGCACGTTCACCACGCAAGGCATCGTGACATCGTATGGACCGGACGCTCTGCCGATTAAGGGCAAGCAAACGGCGACCATGACGGTCAAGCTCTCCGGCGCGGTCACGGCTGCCTGATATGGCCAACCGCATGAGGGGTGAGGCCAGCTTTACCCATGATGGCCGCACGATCAGCCTGACGGTCAACATGGAAGCCCTGCTGCGCGCTGAGGACGAAACCGGCGAGGGTCTGCTGGCCTTACTTTCCACGGCGCGCGTGGGCTTCCTGGCGGTGCTGCTGCGCCATGCCATGATCGAGGCGGGCGAGGCGGAACTGAGCCGTGCCGAAGCGGCCGAGATCCTCATGGCCGGCGGTGCGCGCGAGGCGCTGCGCGATGCGATCGATGCGGCGTTCCCGGCGGCCGAGCCGAGCGCGGAGGGAAAGGCCCCGGCGAAAGCCAAAGCTGGGATTGGGACGAAATACTAACCAGCTGGTGCGAGGCTGGCGGCTTGCCCGCTGGCTTCTGGAAGGAAACGCCGCGCACGGTGTTCGCCGCGATCAGGGGCTATCATCGACGCCGGGGCTGGATGGCGTGGCACATCGCCGCGTTGCCCCGCCTGCCCGAAATGCCCGAACTGCACGACCTGACCGGACGCGAGCCGCCGCCGGAAGAAACCGACGAAGAGCGCGCCGATCGGATCTACCGCAATTCGATGGCGTGGGTGATCGTGACCGGCGGCGCGCAGACTGAACCCGAAGGAACCGCGTGATGGACAGCATGATCGCCAAGCTGCGGGTTGCCCTGCAGCTTGACAGCGCTGCGTTCGAAAGCGGCACCACGCGCGCGGCCAACCAGGTTAACGCGCTGGGCATCAACATGGCCACCGCGCAGGCCAAGATGGCGTCGTTCAGCGAAGGCCTGATCTTGAGCAGCGGCGCAGCGCAGCGCGCCGGGCAATCCATGCGCGCGGTCAACGACAACGCCGGGGCTATGCGCGCCGGTCTGCAGAGCGCGGGCTTCCAGCTGCAGGACATAGCGGTGCAGTTCGCCAGCGGGCAGCGGGCGGGCGTGATCTTCGCGCAGCAGCTGCCGCAGTTGTCGGGCGCGCTTTCGCAGATAGCGGCGGCTGCAGGTGCAACCAGCGGCGTGGTGGGTAGGCTGGCCGGGTTCATGGCTGGGCCGTGGGGCGTGGCGGTGGGGATTGGTGCTGCGGTGCTTGCGCCGCTGATCGCCAAGCTGTTTGACGCAGGTGATGCTGCCGATACAACTGCCAACAAATTGCGCAATGCGGCGGATGCAGCGCGGGAGTTCGCTGGCGCATCCAATTCGCTGAAGCTGAACCAAGCGAAAATGGAACTCAATGCACTGCGCGATGAGCGGTTCGCACTTGAGTCCATGACTATCGCGCCCGGCATGGGTGAGGCCGGCAGGGCAAGCGCAGATGCGGCCAGGGCAAACCGCGACCGCAGATTGCGCCAGATCACTTTGGAAGAATTGAGCAAGAGGAGCATTATCTCTCTTGCCGATGAGCAAAACGCCGCTCTTGAAAATGCGCCGCGGCCTTCAACTACTCGAACAGTGTCGCCATCCTCGCGCGGCGGCGGTTCTGCCCGATCCGCAGGCCGCTCCGCCGCACGCGAATATCGCAGCGGTGCCGAGGATGAACTGAGCAAGCTGCAGCAGACCACCAATGATATCTTGGCATCGTTCAAGCCGTTCGGCGATCGGACAGCGGGACAGTTCGCAGGCCGCGCCGACACACGCCTTGAAGCCCTTCGTACCGAACTTGGCGATGTGAGCATTGCCATGCAGAAATACGGCATTGAGGCGACCGATACTAACCGCGAGGTCGGCGATTCCTTTCAGCAGATGGCGAACGAATCGCTGAACGCGCTGCGGCAGCTGACCAGCGGCATTCAAAGCGGCGATATTCTCGGCATTCTGGGCGGGCTGGTTAACGCGCTGGCAGGACTTGGGAAAACCGGCCTGCTTGGCAAGAGTCTGCAGGCATCGGTGAAGTCGTTTCAATCTCTGCAGGGCAGGGCAAGCGGCGGCCCGGTAAGCGCAAATACTGCCTACATGGTTGGCGAACGCGGCCCTGAATTGTTTATGCCAAGTGCCAGTGGCTCGATCGTTCCCAATCACAGGCTAGGCGGCGGCGGATCGATGCAGGTGCAGGTGGTGCCGTCGCCTTATTTCGACGTGCGCGTGCTGCAGAACGTGGGCAGCGTGGCGCCGCTCATCGCCAACGCGGGCGCCGATCTAGGCAACAGCCGCATGGCCAAGTCTGGCCGGCGCAGATTGGCCTGAAGGAAACACCGTGATCACCCTGCCCGATACCTTTGTGCCGCGATCGGCGCAGCCCTTCATGCTGGACGCTGGCTTTGTCGTGCGCAGCGCGCGGGGCTTGGCGATCGGGCGGATGGAAACACCAGGCTCGCGTTTCGGCGCCGAGATCCAGTTTCCGGCTATGGTTTACGACACGGCTAACGAACTTCTGAGCTATCTGCAGGCGGGCAAGCGGGTGGGGCTGCGGCTGAAATGGCCACTGATGGCAACCACGCAGGCGGGCGGCACGGGCGCGGTAAATGGCAGTGGGGTGGCGGGCACAACCCTGCCGGTTCGCGGGCTAACGGCAAGCGCTGTTATTAAGCGCGGATCGTGGGTGACGGTGGTTAACGCATCCGGCGACCGCTGCCTGCACAACGTGGTCAATCCGGCCACGGTTGCGGGCGGCGGCACAGTGACGCTGACGGTGCAGCCGCCGCTGCGCACGGTGCTGGCGGATGGCAACACGGTGCTGGTTTCCGCGCCAACGATCGAAGGCGTGATCACCAGCGAAGTGAACTGGGACTTGCCGGTCAACCGCATCGTGCCGCCGATGGGTTTTCGCATTGAAT